GATCTTGCTCCGGGTCGTGATGGCCAACGGCGCGGGAGAGACTCCCCAAAACGCAGATCCCGCACCCGAGCCCGTGGTGACACCGGTAATCGCATCGGTTGAGCCGATGGTGATCTTGTAGACCAACGCAGATGCGGCCAGAGAGGCTGTACTGATGATGAATCCCACCACCGTGACGTTCTCGGGCACATACCCGAGCTCCACGATGTCGCCCACGTCATCCAGAGAGGTGGTGGCGATGGTCGCGCTATAAGGAATTGCGATGAGTCCCGCACTGTAAGGCTTGGGAACCTGGTGGATAGCCGATGCCGCCACCGCAACTGTTGCTGCTGTCATGTCATTCTCCTAGGGTGGTGGATCAGGCGTCGCCGACCGCGCTGAAGAAGCCCGTCACTACGCCGGCATCCTTCGGGGTGGTGGTATCAGTCGCGCCAGTGCCGAACTGAAGCTTCGCGACCTCATAGATCTGCTGGACCGCGATGCCATGCTTGGTTTTGTAGTCCCGATCTTGCTCACGGGTATTCCAGCGCTGAGCAAGCGCATATCCCATGGCCTGTGCGCCACACAGATACACCTCACCCACGTCGATCGAGGACGCGCCCAGTGCGAGCCACTTGTTTTGGCTGAGTTCCGGAATCTCGCGCACGATCACGCCGTCCCACACGATGTCACCATCGGTGAAGAGCGGGTTGTCCGTGCCCCGATCCAATGCGTACTGGCGTGACTGGATGATGTTGGTGTCGAGCTTTAGATCCCGGAAGGGTTCCGAGCCTGCGAACATGACATACCACTCCTCATCCCCGTTGACCTTGATGGGGCGGATCTTGGGAGAGGCGTTTTTCGCCAGCCTCTTCATTACAGAAACCGCCGACGACGTCAGCTTGTCATTGGTCGAATCGACGTTGCCCAGGGCCGTGGCAAACGTCGCACTCCAGTTGCTGTTGGCAGCCCCGTACAACACGCGGTCCTTGTTCTCAGTTGACCAGACGCCCAAGGCCGTGGCGTTGGTGGTCTGGAAGGCGGACGTATTCCCCAGTCCCGAACCCGGTCCCGTCGTGACATTACCGGCGCCCGCCGCGACCGCATCCTTGGAACCCAACGCGGCCAGAAACTTATCGCGCGTGTGCTCCATCGACCAGCTCATCAGCACTGACTTACCGGCATCGCGCAGGCTAATGGCGGTCACCTGCTCTTCGAACTCAGGAATGACCACGCCGTGGCGATACAGATTGATGGTCAGCGGGAAGGAGCGCTGACTCAGGTCTTCCTCGAAGCCTTCCAAGGTCTGGTTGTTCTTCTTGCCCGGCGCCTGCAGGCGGTTCACGAGTTCGAAGTAGATGGTATCGCCGGCCTTCTTGGACAGGTTTTCCTTGACCTGGACGATGGCGTTCTCGTCCGTGCCCATGTAGCGGGCGAGTCGGTTCCCGCGGATGTATTCCGTGAAGTAATTATCGTCCCACTGTTTGACCCGCAATGCGGTAGGGACGGTGGTATCAGCCATGGTGGCTATCTCCGATCATTGATTCGTAATAGGGATTTCAGCGGGGGCGGACCCGCATAGACGGGCTCTGTCACCGCAGGGGAGCTGTCAGAATTGAGAGAAGCCGGAACCGCGGGAGGCTTGACGCCGCCCTTGGCTGCGAGCTCCGCTTCAACTTCAGCTCGAATGGATGCTTTGAGCTTTTCTCGGTAGGCGACCGGATCGCCGTTCACCGAACCTAACTCGCGATGCAGTAGGCCTTGCTTGTAGGCGTATTCCGCCGGGTTGCGCTCCTGCCGTAGACGCGCGAATAACGACGGGTCCGCTTCGGCCGCCTCCAGAAATGCCGCCTGCATCTCGTCGTAGTCCGTGTGTCGCTGGCGTGCGATCTCAGCCGTGAGATTGCAGCGCTCGACAAAGAGTGTTTCCTGTAGCTGTTCCCGTTCGCTTTTGAGGGCGCCGGGAAGATCAGTCCAGGGGTCAATCGGCTCTTTCTTGGGCTGCTCCAACTCGCGCAGTCGCGCTTCTGCGGCCTGACGCTTCTCGCGCTCGGCCTGCATGGCCCTTTTGTAGGCTTGTTCCTTCTCGGACTCTTGGACTGGCGGGGTAGCAACAACCGGCGGTGTTACGACCGGAGTAGTTACCTCGGGAGGCGTGACAACTGGAGTGGCCTCGACCTTGGGTTCGGCTTTCGCCTCCACCTTCGGTTCTGCCTTCGGCTCCTCGGTCGGCGTCACCGAGACAAAACGCCCGTTTTCATCACGCGCACGATTACCAATCAACGAGTCCAATGAAGGACTGCTGTCCTCATCAGCCATACATCCACCTATCGTTTGGATTTATTCACGAAGCGCCCGCACTGCGGCGTCCAGTTTCCTCATTGACGGAGAGGAGTCCCGATGAACGCCCTTAAAGCCGGCGGCGCTAGTCCAATGCCGTGAGAATCAATACGAGCGCTTCTTCGTCGTCTCGTTCTGCCTGCTCGCGCATCAGAAATTCAATTTCACGATCGATCCGCGCACTCAGTGCTGCGGGCATCTCGCCCAGTGTTTGGGCGAGCGTCGTAAAGTCGGGAACCTTGTCGATGACCGCTTGCGGCGGTGCCCGCTCAAAGCTAGCCGGCGAGATGAAGACCGGCGCGGGTAGCTCTAGTAAGCCTTGTTTGCGGCGCTTCTTGCGGCGGTAGAACCCTTCTGCAATGCGCGGACTATCGACTGGGCCAGGCTGTGCACTGAATGGCTGATCGAGCGTGCCGAATGCATCGAATAGCATTCCCGCGATGCCAGCCAACGTGCCGGAGGCTGTCAGGGTGCCAGAGGCATTCAGCGTGATCGCGGTCGTGCCGCTGATGGATCCCGAAGGCACATCGGCGGTTGCACTGGCGCCGAAGACGAGCGCCGAGAGTCCGGCGAGTGCGCCCGATCCCGTCAGCGTTGCGCTCTGCCCGAAGACAAGCGCGGACGATCCAGCCAATGCGCCCGCACCGCTCAACGCGCCGGTCTGCCCGAACGTCAGGGCACTCGAACCTGCGAGTACTCCACTGGCCGTGAGCGTGCCCGTCTGACCGAATACGAGGGCCGCAGAGCCCGCGAGGACGCCGGCGCCTGTGATCGCCCCAGATTGGCCGAAGATCAGTGCCGCGGAGCCGCTGAGTGCTCCCGCGCCCGTAATCGCACCGATTTGTCCAAAGACCAGACCCGCGGTCCCTGCGAGGGCGCCCGACCCGGTGAGAACTCCCGACTGGCCAAATGTCAGCGCGGCCGTGCCGGCTAATGCTCCATCCCCGGTGAGAGTGCCGGTTTGATCGAACGCGAGGGAAGCCGTTCCCGAGATCGCACCCGAGGTCGCGGCTTCCCACTGCGACCGCAGGTCTATGAACATGGGTTACCCCAGCGTTAGACGGGGACCTCCTCCCACACCATGCTGAACTGCCCTACCAACGTGGTGGCAGTGGCCGAGGCCGCAATCGAGCACCAACACTGGGGCGGCACAATCAACGCGCCACCCACATCGATCCAACCATTGCCGAACGTGTCCACGGTGAGCGCACCGGTGTGAACCTGCGCGAGCGGCCAGAAGAACGTTCCGGCATTCGTGGGTGTTCCGACACGGTAAGCGGTACACGCCGATGCGCTACCCCCGATAAAGAGGTTGGACGTCGTGTCAATCGCGGTCGTAGAGCCCGGGGCCGAGACTTGTCCCGCCGCTCCAGTCAGTCCCAGTGCAGCCGCAACCGTCGTCACCACGGTATGCGGCACACCAATCCCCAGAATGACGGCGTTTCTGTTAGTGCTGCCATTCCACAGCAGTGGCCCACCAGTACCAGCAGCAGTGCTGAAGATAACCGGCGCAGTCACGATGGCGCGTGCTACGAAGAGATTGCCGCGAACCGCCTGCTCGTAATAGCGGCCGTGGAGCTCGGAGACGATCGAATCGCCCAAGCGACCCGCGCGAGCGGCCATCTGGGTGCCGTCGGCGCCGAGGGCGGGGCCGACCTGAACGTAATTGGGCAGTGGCATGGGGAATCCTATGGAGGTGGAAAGTCGTCTTCAGAGACGTTGACGTTGGAGGTAGCTTGTAGCGTTTCCAGGATGGCTCTGAGCACCGCCAGTTGCGCGCGGCTATTGGCGAGTAACTCACACAGCACGTTGCCGGTATCGCCTACCAGTACGGCCCGTTGACGGTAGATCGCGGCGCCGGCGGCCGTGGACGTAAGGTCCATATCGACCATCTTGCCGGCGCCATCCGGGGCTACTTGTAGTTGAGCGTCGCTCATACGTACTCGATGGTGAGAATGACGTCGCCGGCCGTGAGAACGGCCGTATCGGTATCTGCTGAACCTGTGGTCATCGTGATGCCGAGGCCCGCGGCGAATGCGAAGGGCACTGTCGGGGCTAGGATAAAACCCGCTCCCGTGGTCGCTCCGGGAATGCCGTAACGACGTATGGGCGTTCCGGCGCCGGCCACAGGGACTGTCGCGCTGTCATATAGGCGTAGGTACCGAACTGCCGCATTAACATTAATCGCGTGAATTGACGTCACGACGCAGGGCCGATTGCAGATCAGCGTTGCATTCGCTGTCGCTGCGGCCACGAGACTGAATGGAATGCTAACATCAGTGGCGTTCTCGCCCATCCCGACGAGAGCTTTGACGCGCGAGAAGAGCATTTAGTCGAGCGTCACGACGAGTGCGCCAATCGCGAACGAGGGCGTAATGCCGGCGGTCACGGCCAATTGTGCTGTCAGCACTCCACTGGCAATGATCACACTCGCACCTGAGGTGGCGACACCCACCGAGAAGTAGGTACAGGTGCTGGAGCCGGCGGTACAGGCACCAAAGGTCACGGCTGCCGCATTCGCAGCCTGGGTGGGAGCCGTGCCCGAGACCGTAAAGCCCGCTCCTGAACGCGCGACCGCCACCCGCGCATAGCCGGTATAGGTCGCCTCACTCGTCGTCTGATCGCCCGCCTCGCCTGGATCGGCGGTATGCAAGGCAATGAAAAGGTTGCCCGCGGTCGTAGAGCCACGCAAACCGGTCGCGTCCCCGACGTTGGCCGCATTCGTGTTGTTGAATATCAACAACAGCAACTGGTTTTCGAATGCATTGCTTGCTGACATTTAGCCTAGTCCTAGGGTCAAAAGTTGTTTGGTCGCAGCGGAGGCATACGCAAAGGCCATCATGAAAACCTGATAGTGATCGCTCGTGAGGGCGCTGAAATTGCTGCCGGCGGTACCGGGATTGCTCGCGTTTCGATATTGCAGGCGGGCGTTGAACTGCGCCTGGTCCCACTTCCACACGACGCTCGAGCTGGTATTGCCTGTGCCCGTAGCCGGAACACTCGACAGACTCACATCCGCGATGGCAAAGCCCAGAATGATGCCGGGCGATGAGCCCAAAGCGGCCGTTCCAGACACCGCGTTATCCGTCCCGGCCGTATAGCTGGCCTGCGTGGCGTTATGCCCCAGCAGCGGAGAGGCACTCACGCCGGTCAGCTCTACGCAAATGGCCGCGTTGTAGTCATCAAAGTTAGAGACCTGAATATCGACATACCCGCCCACGCTGTAGCGGTTTCCGGCGGACGTCGCACTCGTCGCACCGAACGTCAGCTGAGTGGCAGTATTGGATGTGACGGTCGAAGTGGCGCCATTACTCAGATTGACAAAGGTCGCTCCAACCCATTGGTTCGTCGTCCACGCTTTGGCCGTATCCTGACAGGTCGTTGTACTGCCGCCGGTCGCATCCCCCCCGTCTCCTGCGGTGATCGCCCCGGCATTCGGGAAGTAATAGCTCCCGATATCCAGCCCGTCCGAGGGCTTGGTGAGGTGATCCAGGGATGTATAGGCCGGATTGGTCGAGTCCGAGATCCCCGTGACCGTGTTGCCCGCGAGGTTTGCAATACACGCCACGACCGCGATCGTGCTGTTCGGCAGCGTGGGCGTTGATGTGGTGGCGCGAAAATGACTCGGCGTCCCCGCGATACCGCCGAGGTTGCTGGGGGCAGGGTCAAAGGTGAACACCTGCCGGATTGCACCGGCCATTTAGTTGACGGTCGCACCGCTCACGCGGCCCTGTGCATCACGCTCGACCGTGATCTTGCGCGGCTTCGCTTTCTCGGCACCATTCGCTTTAGCCGATTGCTCTTGCTGTTGTGCTGTCCGCGCTTTCTCGCGCTCCTGATGCAATTGCTGGTTGTGCTGCAAGGCCAGATCCGAGACTTGCTTCTTGTGCTCGACCTGTTGGGCTTCCAATTTGGCGGTGAGTGTGTTGATGGCCGCTTCCTTGGCCGCGCCATCCACCACTGAATTGGCCGCATCCTGCGTGGCCTTGAGATTCTGAGCGGCCAGCAGTTGGAGCGACTTCAACTCGATCTCTTTGGCATTCAGCATCTCCATTTGCGCCTCAAGCTCCTGTTGGCGGGCGGCAAACTGCGCTTCCAACGCAGTACTCTTGGCCTGCAGTCCCTCCTGCATCGCCTTCAGGTTGGCCATCTGCAGCTTCACCTCGGAGGTCTGCTGCGCCAGTTCCTGTTCAGTGGATTGCTGCTCCTGGGTCTTCTGCTGCTGCGCCTGCGCGATATCGTTGATCTGCTTCTCTTTGGCCTGAAGCATCTGCTGCACTTGCGGCGGAATCTCCGTTCCATCAGGTAACTTCCCAGACATGGCATCCAAGACCTTCTTCTTGGTCGCACTCGACAGTCCCGAGGCCTCGATCAGGGCTTGAGGCGGGATCTGGATATGGGCTTCACCTGCCAGGCTAGTCAGGGCCTGGAAGTCCTCCTGCTGCACCGTAGCCACTTCCGGCGCCTCGTCGATGATGATGTCCATTTCCATGTCGGCCATCACGTTCATCCGCGCACCGGGGACTTTCATCCCCTTTTGCACATGGGGATGGTTGTCCGGGTAGGTCGAGTTCACCGGCATGAACTTCGTCTGTTCCCCCTCCGTGATGCGGATGTACTGCTCGGAGCTCCAGAACTGCTTCATGCGGTTAAACGCCGCGGTCATTACCCGTTTCTGCCAGAAGCGGATGCTGTCGCCCTGAATCCCGAGCGTGATCATTCCACCCTGTTGATCCAGCTGCTTCGCGCGACCCGATAAATCCCCCGTGGTACCCAGGAGCGCTTCATTGGGTCCGGTGGCCGAGAGAGCCAGTTGCGCTTCCTGCAGGAGCTTGAACTGCCCTTCGGCCAGGTCTGCGTTCTCGCGCACCTCGAGCTTCATGCCGGGGGTGTATTCGACGAACCCATCCGGCTTCGACAGCTCTTTACGGGCCGCTTCCTTGTCCTCGACAGCACCTTTCTCAGCCAGCGCCTGGTTCACCGAGAGCAAATGCAGAGACTTGGATCGACGCTTGTTGATCTCGTCTTGTAGATCCTTGTAACGCTTCACAATCCCGTAGCGGTTGCCCTCCTTGTCTACATACATCGACTGCAGGATGAGCGGACACTCCTTGTTGCCCGTCTCACTGTCGAGATAAACCGATTCGGCAGGTTCTTCGATGAATCCCGCCCGGGAGAATACGGCGCGCATCCACGTATCACCCTTTCGGTAATACTGCTCGTGGATCTGCACGCGTTTACGTCCCCGATCGAACCAGCGAGGTTTGTCATCGTAGGTCGGGGAACCGGGCGCAAAGCTCTGCGCGGTGAACAGGTCGAACATCTGCGAGAGCTTCGGATACGCCGCCTTGGCTTCATCCAGGTCCATCCATTTGACGATGCCGAAATAGCGGCTGTCGGTGAAATCCTTCGCCAGCGAATGCGCATCCCAGTACAAGCGATCCCAGCGGATGTAGCGAATTAGGACCTTCTTGTTCTGCGTCTTGGCGTAGGTCTTGTTATCGACAATGACCTCACATCCCCCACAGCCCTCGATCGCCAGGTTCTCAAAGACGCTGGACTTGATCTGCGAGAAGTGATTGCACTCGGCCACATACCGCAAAGCACTCGTCGCAGCATCCGCTCCTGCATCGTCCTCGGGAGTGCGGGGCTGGGCCTTGGGATCGGTCCTGAGCTTGCGCTCGAGGCCTAAAGTGTAATCAACCTTGTCCTTGATCCGGTTGTCGGTGATGGCCGGCTGGCCGCGCTTCTCCAAGACCGCGAGTTCCGTGGAACTCCACTGCTTGCCGTCGTAGTAGTCGCGGTAGATCTCCGCTTCGCGCCGCGCGGACGCGGTCGTATCGCAGCTCTGGTTGAAGTTGAAGACCAGCCGCGCGAGCGTGGGATTGTCAGTGTCGATCGCGGCCAGCGCTTCATCGGGACTGGAGGGCAGCAAGTCCTTTTTGGCTGCCTTCTTAGCTTTGGCCATTTATGCAGTCTTTATTCGCATAGTTATGCATCATGCGCGGGCAAATAGATGGTTATAGTCTGAAGTATGCGCATAACGTTCCACGAGGAACCCATGCACTGCGTCATGCGGTTTTCCAAGCCGATGTGTCGTGTTCCTCGAAGAGCTTGGAATAGCTGTCGGTCGGTTGCTGGGCCTTGGAAGCGCCCGCGCTGATCCAGGGGCGGGACATGCAGGCGTAGCGCGTCTCATCCCCGGCGTGGTCCTCAGACTCGGTGTCCACGTCCTCAGCCTTGGTCGAATCGTGCTGCAGCATGGGTAGCGTGCGAATCGTGTGCACGCAG